CCATCTTCGGGTAGATATTATTGTAATAGTTATAGTCTTCTGCATTGGGTACATGGCTTGTTGTCAGTTGTACCATGGTTCCAGGAGATGTGAAGAAGTCACGTAGCGGGCTGATCACAGAGAGAAGGATGGCGGAGGCAAAAATAACGAGGATAAGCGCTGTATTGGAAAGACGCATTCTACTTAACCCCTACCAATTTGTGAGGCGGCCTGTTTGAGAGATGCCGCCGCCGCCATATCACCTGTGGTCGCGGCTTGCCTTGCTTGGTCTAAAAGTACGTTCTTTTGAGCCACTACTTCAGGTGAAAATCCACCAGTGATTTGAGGCATTTGGGCCATCTGGCCGTAGGGGGCACCTTGGAGTTGCATAGCAGCAGTTGCACGATAGCGATTAAATGTAGGTGATTGGATTGGTAAGAGAACCTGTGCATCAAACGGTAATGAAATAGGTTCAGTCATAGGAGGCTCCATTTGCATGGGCATTTGCATAGGCATTTGTATGGGCTGCATCATAGGCTGTAGTTGCATAGGCATCTGCATAGGCTGTGCCATAATGTCCTTGACAGGCGTTGCTTGACTTGCCTGAGCAGTAGGGGTCGGAACCGGATTTCCACTTGCATCCTCAAATCTCTCCAAATACGAACGCGATACCATAAGTCCTCCAAAGAGAACTGTGCAAATAAGCACAATAAGTGCAACCGTGATTGTTGACATACGCATTTACTATTTATCTATATCATAGAAAAATAGTAGATTTGTTGATAGTCATATTGATTGGCTCAGGGGTCGCTAACTGTATGTTTACCGAGGGAAGCCAACGAGGTTCGCGCCAATGCCGAAGCCGGCACCCTGGCGAGCCGTCACGCCGATGGACGGGGAGACGAGGTCGAGCACGGCGAAAACGGCCGCGGCGACGATGGCGATGGCGACGACCTCCTGGAAGTCAATGCCCTTCCGGGGAACGAGCACGGCCGCAAGACCGACGGCGATACCCTCAATGAGATACTTGATGGCGCGATTGAGAACTTCAGCGAGATCCATTATTTATATTGGTTGGTGAGAAATTTTTTGGGCGCAGCCGTCTGCGTGGAAACCCCCTAAAGAAATATACCAGTAAGCCCTTAGAATGTCAAAGGAGGTGAACTATACCGAGAAGGAGGACTTTCTTGAGGAGGACCAGGAGATCCCTGGTCAGAAGTTCTGCCTGCTGAGTTTCCTGAGTCCGGAGAAGGTCCTGGCCAGTAAGGATTCATTCCTCTTTTCGACTTTCGTAAAGGACTATGAGATCCAGTACAAGACCAAGAAGCTCGAGGCCTTTCTCGCCGATACAGTTCGCTCGGTCAACTCAAAGCTTGAGGCGGAGGCTGTCAAGGCGGAGAAGGCCGATCTCTCGGGTGTTGCACTCATTTGCCGTACAAGCCAGGTGAAGATGGAGACGGTGCTTGCTGACCTCGAGGGCTATGTTCGCAAGAACCAGGCTGAGATCAAGGAGACGACTATCCAGGAGGCGTATGAGGACTTTCTCTACAAGAATAGCACCCGTCTCGAGGAGGAGTTCTATGCAAAGAATAACTTTAGAACCTCTGTACGTGGTCTGAAGATCCGTGGAGTCTATGGAAATCAGGGCGAGGCCGTTGCTCGTTCCAAGAAGCTCCAGCGCAACGACACGATTCACAACGTCTTTGTGGGTGAGGTCGGTAAGTGGCTGCCGTGGGACCCGAATCCCAATGCGGTTGCGGAGCAGGAGTATGCGGAGGATCAACTGAACACTCTGATGAAGAAGTACAAGGAGAATGAGAATGCTCGTGATACCTTTTACTCGGAGCAGCGCAAGAAGGGCGTCAAGGGCATGGCGGGGCAGCAACTCCAAGGTTCTGAGCACCCTGAGCCTGAGGCTGCGGATGCTTCACCGTTCACGGCCGGTGTCGGCTCGTATGCCAGTATGTTCAGTGGCCCTGCTGACCTAGCCATGGAGCGCAGGAAGGAGAAGAAAGAAGAGAAGGACGATAAGAAGGACTAGTCTGTTTACAGTTTTTTGAAAAAACATAGAACAGATATTTACGCGTAATATCCAGTGGCACCCGCTGAATTCGTCATTGCAGGCGTCACGATCGGAATGCACTGGTCACTCTGGCAGAACGTTCCCTCAGGGCACATTGTCTCACGCTTGCAATCGTAGTTGGAAAAGCCCTGTACGAGGCCGGGGAACATGCTGCGCAGCGTGGGCATAATCATCAACACCGCAAATAAGATAACAAGGGCCATGCCCGCGACTCCTAAACGCATCATCTTAGCCATTCTATTCAGTGTGGAGAAAGCCGCCAGGATTTCCAAGATCGGAAGGCTCAACAGGTAAATTGGAAACGGCCGGTAACATCGGTGCACTGAGTGAAGTACAGTATCCGTTCATGCACCGTGTACCATGTGCACACGGAGGCATATCAACTCCGCACATCTGACCTTCTCTTGCTGCAAATCCCTCAGCGCGCCCTTCAATGGCATACCAGCCCATCAGGACACATGCAAATAGAAGTATGCATAAAATCGCTATTGTGTCGCTCTTCATCTACATCTTGCGGATATTAATAGGAGGTCCCTTGAGTTTCCGTGCTGCACTCGGGTCATACTGGTTAATATCCTCTTCATCCTTGTCGCGATAGTGTTGTTCACTGTGTTGCCAGAACTCGGGTGCTCCAATACGGAACTTCTCAGGATGCATTTCAGCCTTGTACCAGAAAATACAGTCCTCGAGTTTATTGCTCTGTGATGTATTGTCAATTACGAGGCACTCGTAGTTCTGAGTACACTGATCCATCACCTGACAGAAGAATTCAAAGGAGGGAAAGGCCGACCCGTAGTTATCATAGATGCGCTTGCGGTTGGAGGCATAGGGCTCACGGAGAATGAAAACATAGTCTACGTTGGTTCGGAGAGCCGGCTGAATACCGAGGGGGTACTGCATAGTAATCAAGAAGAAGACCTTGAGCCAACGGCCGTTCATGAAGAGATACTTAATATTCTTGTCGTGTGTCCAGGAGTCGTCGTACATACAGTCGTCAAGAATCATAAAGGATCGGGGGTCAATCTTGCTCTGTTTTCCAACGGCAAGATCCTGCTGGATTTTATGCATCACAAGTTTCTGGCGTTTACAGAAATTTGCCAGAATAACGGGACTGAATTCTCCATGGATGAAAAGTGGCGGAATCATTTGCCCGTAGAAACTGTTCGACTCCTCTGTACCACTAATAACTGTGCCGAGCGGCATATTCTGGTGATGGTAGAGGAGGTCACGAACGAGGGTACTCTTACCTGTACGACGGCGACCGATGAAAACAGCCACGGCGTCTTGAGGAATCTTCTTCATTTCGAACTTTCGGAGGGATACATTCATAGCGGAGGCGGCTGCCATTCTGTATAGGGACAGTAAACGAGATTTTTAGTTGCTACGCTTTTTAAATTTTCTAGTTCTATTCTTAGTATGGCGTTTTTTGTACTTAAGACTACCACCATATACCATGCCAGCTAATTCTATTGCTTTTTTTGAAGGTGCAGAAATCTTTTTTAGCCCTTTGAGTGCTTCTTCAGCAAGTAATCTTTCATTTTTTTCTACATTTGTAATTTTATTCCAAGCATAACCTTGCATAAACTGTGAAAATTTTTTCTTATCTGACTCATTTTCATCTAATTTTTTCTTTAAAATTTCCATTTTTTTCTCTTTTACCTTTTTAGCAAATAAATCATTATATTCTTCATGTCCATATACATTTCTAAGTATTTTTAATGATTCTTCAGGATTATTTTTATGCCATTGCTCTCCGTGAACTTCATTGGATACTGTCTTATATTCTTCACTATTTAATATTTCATCATTGCTTGGCTCGTGCCAATCAAATCCTGCTTTTTTTGCATTAATTGCTGTTGGGAATGCGCTTTTTCCTACAAACTTTCCAAAAGATGCTGGTATTTGCTTGAGCGCAGGATTTCCTATCTGTGTTCCAAAAGCCATAGGCGCCATTTTAAAAGCAGTTTGTGCTAGCGGTTGTGATTTTAGCGCTCCCTGTGCTGCCTTTGTCATCAATTGTTTTCCAACCATCATTCCCGCTCTATTAAATGGACCTCCGCCCAACTTCCGAGTTTTTTGTACCATTTTTTTCTTTCTATTTAGAGTTTTATTTTTTCTTGATCCGCCATGTAAATTATCGAATTCTCTTTCACTTAATTCTTGTATTCCATGTAATTCAGTCATTATTGTTCTATAAGTATCGTAATTAATATCAGCATTTCTATTATTGTTGTTATTATCAAATTCAAGAATATCTAAAATAAAATCTGCAATATCATTTGATATTTCGTTAGTAACACCTCCAGATTGTATTTTTATGACACCTCCAGAATGTGAAACTAGAAGTCTAAATAATCTAATATCTTCTTCTATTTTTATAAGATATTCTTCAATATGTCTATTATTTCTAAATTGATTACGAAGAGCATCTTCAAATACCCTTTTTAATGCTTCTAATTTGGGTATTGCTTGTTCAAGATATCTTCTTAAAAGTGCTCTATTTGCCGGATTACGAACTATTCTTTCAAATGTTAGTATAGGATCTGTACCAGGATGCTTTCTAATAAATTCCAAAACCTGAGTTTTAAAAACATGCATTTCTCTGGTAATTGGTAATAAGTTGTTAATACTATTTAATGCTCTTACTATAAATAAATATATATCACGAGGAGGTACTCCTAATTTTAAGTCAATTCCTAATGCTCTATTTATTTCAAAGCAATGTTCAATCTCTTGTAATGCATTATCAACAGCAATACCGGCATTCTCTAATATTGCTCTTAATTGATTTGTGGCATAAGCATATGCATCACGTAGGCTTCTTATTGGATATGCAAATTGACGTTGAGCAACAGTTTCTGCCCCTTCTAAAGCGGCTTGATATGCAAGAAATTTATTATATAGTTCTTTATTAGAATGACTTGTGCGAAACGCTCTTGTTGATTGTCCTTCTAAGTGTCTTTTCATTATGTTTAATCTTTCACTATTAGGATAACGTGTCATAAGTTTACTTAGTTCTTCTAATATATCAAGTGCCTTATCACTCGGTATTTTACCATTATTAACATTTTTTTGTAGGAACTTGTGTTTCCTTCTTAATTCCTCTAAATCTCTATTAAGATTAGTCCCTTTATATGAACGACGACCTCTAGCTCCAGTTGGAGGTAATCGTACACCTAATCCTGAAAGGGGGTTTAGTGTGGAAGCAACAGGATTAGGACCTAGCCCATCGGGCCTAATACCGCGAGGAGCACGAGCAGCAGCAAATTCACCAACTGCAATACCTTCAGCCGCGAGACCACTAGCAGCAGGACGGGCAGAAGCATCTTTACTTGCTACAGCACGGAGAGCAGCACGAGCAGCAGAACCTTCAGCAGCCGCACGACGGGCAGCAGGACCTTCAGCGGCCGCACCTTCGGCCGCAGCAGCACGACGGCTAGCAGCCGCACGACGGGCAGCAGCAGCCTCAGCAGCCTCAGCAGCCGCACGACGGGCAGCAGCAGCCTCAGCCGCAGCCACTGTACGACCAAACGATGCCATATTAAATCTATTTATACACATATTTAAATTTTCCGCGTTTTAGAAATTTAACCCAATCCTTAACCCCGACCAGAAAGAATGTCAGGCGAGCAATGGGATGTGGCATTTAAAAGTGTTCCCCCACCACCAGTTGTTCCAATACAAGAAGTTTTAACCACCGATCACATTGTACAAATGTCTGGGTATCGGAATCTAAGTCTATCTCATCCGGCGTATTCACTTCTTGGACTTGATTCAAAGATACAGGCCTGGCTCGATCACAAATGGCGTTGGCAAGGGCAAAGCAGTGAGGCGGGAAAGGGTGATTGCGAAATTACACTCAGAAATGGAAAACAGAAGGCATATTGTAAGGTGACTCATCTTCTGGATCCTGTTCGTTGGATGAAGGGTCGCTATGAATTTGCCATAGCACCTGCCAATCCGAGTCGTACAAAGGGATGGGCTCGGGCCCAGGAGAAACTGAAGGATCCTATGAACCAGGCGTATGTCGAGGCATTATCCTATTTCAGTCTCTCGCGTCTTCGTGAACTCGATGCATCGCCACATTTTCCTTTTTACTATGGCTCTATGACTGCCATTGCTGATAAGTATATGTTCAATATCAGTGAAGAGTACGACAGTTTTCGCAATACTCGTTGGTTCTGGAGAGGTCTCGATGCAAATCGATTTGCCGTTCAGGCAGATTTTGAAACGGACTCAGATCGGGCGTATTGGACTCAGAAGCCGTCTTTTATAAATGAAGGTGATGATTCAACAAATTCTGAAGAGGATTCAGATGCAGATGCATCTGGTGATGAATCGTTGAAGGCGGAGTCTGTTCCTGATGAAACAGGAAGTATTCACACAGCCGATAATCTGAGTTTTCACAGCCAGTCTGAGAAATCAGATGAATCTGAGGAGAAAGAGGATACCGAAGATGATGACCCGCATTTCTTTGCAGAGTTCAATGATTTCCCAGTGATGCTTATGTATCTTGAAAAGTCAGAGGGTGTCATGGATACTCTTCTTGAGAATCATTTACTAGTGGGAGCGGAGCCTGGTGATGAAGAGTGGGAGGCGCGTTGGTCAGCCTGGCTCTTTCAGGTAATTGCTGGACTCTGCGCAATGCAGCATACTCTTTCAATGACACACAATGACCTTCACTCCAATAATATTGTCTGGTCATCAACCGAGAAGGAGTTTCTGTATTATTCGAAGCGTGATGGAACCACATGGAAAGTGCCGACATATGGAAAGATTTTCCAGATTATTGATTTCGGCCGCGCGGTATTTAAGTTAGGTGACAAGGTCGTATACAGCGATGATTTCCGCCCAGGAAATGATGCGGCCACGCAGTATAATTTTGGTGAGTTTGCCGTAAAAAAGGAGGCGATTGTCACACCGAATCCGTCTTTTGACCTCTGTCGCCTTGCAGTGAGCCTTTTTGAAGCCGTATTTCCCCATAAAATGGAGGGAAAGAAGGGTGGTCGCGTTATGTCCTCTGAAGAGGGAATGGAGATGCGTGAGACTGACTCTGATCTGTTCAATACCATGTGGACCTGGATGGTGACCGATGGACGGGAGAATGTGTTGATTGATGCCGATGGAAATGAAAAGTATCCGAGTTTTGATCTTTACAAAGTGATTGCAGAGGAGTGCCATATGGCGCGGCCGCGGGACCAGGTGGAAAAGAAGCCGTTCAGCGGATTCAAGGTAAAGCGGGCGCCGAAGGATGAGAAGGTCTATAGTTTATTCTTTTGATTATAAATCGTTTTACGAATATAGATCAAAATATTTTAGTGTTTGCGTGTAGGTCGCTTTATTCTATTTTTCATTGTTTTATTACCACCAAAATGTTTATTTTCTTCTTTTACTCGAATATATTTATATTTATTATGTTCTTCAATATATTGTAAACATTCATTATTTATTACATCAAATATATTCATTAAATTTCTTAACCCTTTTGTTAGTTCTTGAAAATTACCTAGTCTCCTAGTAATAGATATATCATTCATAGTAAATTTATCTATTAAATTTAAATTTGTAATTCTATCAATAATATTATTGTCTATATAATTAGGATGTGTTAAAAAATATAAATAAAATTTATTTGTTATAGAAGTTGCATTAATTTTAAAAGGATTAAGTAGGTCAAAAATAGGAGGGACTGCAGCAAGAGGTGCAGCAGGCGCAACAACAGCAGGTGCAGCAGGTGCAGC